TCTTCTCCAACTTCACGTTTAACTCACAGGATTCCAACCTTCGGGTTAGACGTAGATGTGGTTATAGAATCTTCCGATTCATTCAAAACTTGTGTACAATATTTATCGGAACATAAATCATTAATCCCATTAGTAATACCGAAAATTTGATTTATAAAGGAATATTTTCATTATTTTTACATTATGCCAGAACTAGCCGAGGTAAGATTAACTTCCGAATATGTCCACAGAGTTTGTGAAAAAAAAACTTTTCACTCCGTTTGGAAAAACCCAAATCACAAGGGTAATTCCTTTGAAATTCCATATTCTTACAATTTGAGCTCGGTGGCGAGAGGCAAAGAAATGATGTTGATTTTCAAACCCGCCCAAAATTCTTTTACTGACTCTTTCGGGATAAATGAAACAATGCATCTTAGGATGACTATGGGAATGTCTGGTCATTTTAGGTGGATAGGAAAGGAGGACGAAAAACCAAAACATACACATTTGAGTTTTATCTCTAACTTAGGACAACTCTGTTTTGTGGATGTAAGAAGATTTGGAAGATGGGCGTTTGGTACCTGGAATCCTAAAAGAGGTCCAGATCCGACTCAAGAGCACGAATCCTTTTTGGCTCACGTTTATTCCAATTTAAAATCTAAATCATTCGAACGTCCTATCCACGAGGTTTTAATGAATCAAGATTATTTCAATGGGATTGGCAATTATTTGAGGGCTGAAATTTTATATAGAATTGACTGCAGCCCTTTCTTACCAGCCAGAGAATTCATTCTTCGACATCCGGAAGTTTTGTTGCTCTGTCGAGATTTACCAATTGTAGCATATGGGTTAGGTGGGGGTAGATTTAAAGATTGGAAAAATCCAGACGGGCAAACTCCCACAAACTGGGATGAATTTATGTTGTGCTACGGAAATAGATCTATGTCTAAAATAACCGATAAAAACGGGAGAACTTTTTGGTTCGACCCTAAATGGATTTAAAATCTAAACCATGATTCCAATTAATACCTTGAAAAATTGTTTGTTTTTCGACGTCGAAACTGCTGGTTGGTGTCCAGATTTGGATTGTCTCCGTGAAGAAAATCCAAGATTGGCAAAACTATGGGAAAGGAGAGTTAAATACTATAGATCCTATCCCGAATTTCAAAATGCCACAAGCGATGAAATTTATTTACAGAAAGCGGGTCTTGAGCCAGAATATTCCAGAATTGTGTGTGTTTCTTTTGGTATGATTAACGAGGATGAAACACTAAAATTTGTATCTTTTTATGGCGAGGATGAAGTGGACATTTTAACCAAGACAAAAAAAGTTTTTGGTAACTCCTCGTCTAAAAACATGAAATTGGCCGGACACAACATTAAGGGATTCGATGTTCCGTGTGTGGGTAAAAGAATGATGTACAATGGTATTCAGCCTCCGAGCAATTTGATAGTCTGGGATAAGAAGCCATGGGAAATTCCCTATCTCGACACTTCTGAAATTTTTGCCTTTGGAAGTTGGAGTCAACAAAAGTATTTGAGTCTAGATTTACTTTCTTGTTCTCTGGGTGTTGAATCCCCAAAGGAAGATATAGATGGATCACAGGTTCATTTCACATTCTGGCAAGAAAAGGATTATGAAAGAATTAAGATCTACTGTGAGAAGGATGTTGAAACTGTAATTCAGGTTTTACTCACAGCGAGTAAAATGTAAAGTTTGTTCGGGATTTATTTGGATATATACTCCAAATAAATGTCCGGATTTTGGGATTTCCTGTTTCTAATTTTGATGACTTTTTAGGCGAGAATGATTTAGGACATTCCTTGAATTCCCCCGTACTGTGTCCAAAATTTTGGGATAAATACAAAAATACGGAAGGTAAAATCAAATGGGAATTAGATCCCATAATTAGGAAAAAGTTAATTCGTATCTCTGAAGGATTCATCCAAAACATAGAGGATTCAACCGGACATAAATGTGATGTTTCTGATATTCGTTTGGTTGGCCCAATGTGTGGACCGAAATACACTGAGGATTCTCCTTTAGAAATTGAGATTGTTTTTGATTTGGATTCACATGGTGAATCTAAAGGATTGATGGCAGAAAAAATAAACCATCATGCTTTCTTGTGGCATTCGAAACCTGATACTACTATGAGAGGTCACGAGGTTGAACTCGAAGTTTTAGGCGAGGGTGAATCCCGTTCTAAATCTGGTGTTTATTCTTTGAGTGAATCCAAATGGAGAAAGTTACCAAACTTAGAAGAGAAATACGATCTAGACCTGGACGAAAAAAGCGCCATCAATGTGTGTTATTTGATCGAAAAGTTGGAAAGAATTCAAGAATCTGAATTTTCTAACCCAAAGTCAATCAAACAAATTATAAAAAAAATACAATCTAAAATTGGAAAACTAAGAAAAAAATCTTTTAATTCTTCATCTAAATCTCTCAAAGAGTCATCGTCTTATAGAAAGTTATTAGAAGGTGGATATATAAAAAAGATGGTTAAAATTTTAGAACAAAAAATAAACAATAAAAAATGATTTTACTTTTCAAGAGTGGTTCAGTATTTTCTCGTTCTTCTGAGGATGGAGAGGCTGGTTCTATTTTTCCTTTGATTTCAATACCAACAGACGTCGAAGGTAAACCTACAGAACTTAACGATTTTCAGTGGTGGGCATACACAGATGAGTGGGAACGATGGTTGAAGAAAAACCCTAGAGAATGGCAAGCCGAGGCTGTAGATTATTTCAACAATTTTGAAACTTGGGTTGATGAATTGTATGAAACAGAGGATTTTTACAGGCAGTTCTTCAATTTTCAAGCGAAATCTTTATTGACTAAAGGAAAAATTAGCAGTTTCGACGATTTCCTACAAATTTATGAAGCAGAAGAAGAATCTGCAAACTCAGACACCGCCAGGAAATTAACCAAATTCATTTATGCTGTTGAGTCGCTTGTTAAATCTGGTGTTTTGAAACCCAAAATGGAAATGGATTCTTTAGACACCGAAACCCCATACGCAGTTGTTGTGGATTTATTGGACGAGAAAACTAAAAAACCAAATCCGATGGCTAGACAAGCTTTCAGAATGAAGTTAATTGCAAAAACAAAAACTTTAAATGTTGCAGAAATTGATTACGTTTTACCGCAAGAAGAGGAAGTAGGCCAGGGTATGGAAGGGTATTTGAAAAATGTCTCAGAATTTGTATCACAGGCGATGGTTGCCGGGGTTTCAGTAGCTGGTGTATATATGGCTGCAAATACCGCACTGGGACTTGCTGGGGTTTGGGGTTTTAAAAACCTTGCAAGAAAGGTTTTTCCCGGTGCTTATGGTAAAGCATCTGGTACGGTTGGAGGTTGGTTAAGGGGTGGGGCAAAAGCTACTGGAGCAGCTTTTACGAGTGCTTTTAATACTGTGAAGGGTTGGTTTGGGGCAGGCACTGCATCAGCAGCTACTAAAGGTGGTCAAATCCTGTCACAATATACTGCTGGAACAACGATAGGGGCTGGTGGAGCAGGGGCTGGCGCAGCAGGCGTAGCAGGCGGAGGTGCACTAGCAACTGCCGGTATTGTCGCAGCTGTCGTCGCAACTGTAGGAGTAATCCAAAGGTCTATCAACTGGTTTTCTTCTAATCAAGCTCCGACTTACTCCAAGGTAGATGATTTTGCTAGAGGGGATTTTAAACCCGGGGAAATTGAAATTGGAAAACCTATAACAATATGTTGGACCCAAAGTTCAGGATCAGGATGGTTGGCTTCTGTGGGAGGTTTATTTGGTACGGACACAAGAACAACTATGGACTTAATCAAAATTGTAGATGTAGAAGAGAAATCATTCTTCCTGATGACAAATGTTAATTCTAAAGCCCTGGGAAAAGTCTTGAAAGACAATGAGCTAGTGATGTTGACATTCAACAACGATGATAATTTCGAGAGAGGCTTCTTTGATAATGATGATTTAGAATTCGAATTTATAGCTATGAAGTCCATGGATGATTTGGCTGTTGCAACTTCTTTTTATGGTTATTGTGATTGGTCGGAAATGGAATCTGCTTTGGGCGAAGCTCCAGAAAGAGCCTGGTATGTACCAGAAAATGCTCCAGCTTCTTATGAATTTAATTATCAAAATCAAAAAAGCGAAAAAATTAATGTCACTGGAAAATTGATGACGGAATCAGATTTAGAGTCCAGTGGTGTAGAGAAATTTCTTCCCGATATATCCGGAGCCTTGAAAGAATCTGGGGTAAAAGAAAACTTCGATTATTCCTCATATGACAAATTCCAAGAAACAAGATTGGTAAATTTTTCTGAATTTTCATTCCTTTATGAGGAAAATAAAGGGAATCAAACCAAAAAAGATAAAAAGGGGATTCCTGATGCAGAATCTCTAGAAAAACAATGGGCAAAAGATTATAAGGATGATTCAAGAACACAAAACGCCACATCAGAGTTTGAAAAACAACACGAAGATTCGAAGTTTAAAAGATGTATGATGTCAATTTATCGTGTAAACTCAATAGAATGGGTGGATCCAAATGTGAGATCTCAGGTTCCAACAATTCAATATTTTGTTGTTGCCCCACAAAGCTTTGATCCAAAGATTGGAGATGCAGTTGCAGTTGAACTTACTTCTGAAGATAAACTTTACAATCCAAGATTCGGATTGGCAACATACACACCTCCAAAACCGCCAAAAGAAGAAACAACACCAGAAAAAACAACACCAGGCAAAACCAATACGGGCAAAGAAAAAGGTGAAGAAATTCCACCTTTGACCCCGGGTTTGACTCCGGGTTCAACTGGTCCTGAAAAAAAGATAAAAGTTGATCGAGATGATATTTCAATAAGAGATGTTTCACACAGCACCATAGGAGGAAGAAGAAGGCTGGTGATCAAAGATGACCCAGATCCAAAGGGGGAAAATGTTAGCATAGCAGATTTTTTAACTCCTGATGACAGAAAGGAATTGGGCATTGAAAATTGGAAGAATGTAACCAAAGTACAATTGGTTTATGATAGAGGGGGGGAACCAACAAAGGTTGTTTTGAAAAATAGAAAACCTGGTCTTTTAAACGACGAGGTTAGGAGAATTAGAAAAGGACAAGCTGGATTTGATGCAGCTGTAGCCTATGCCAAAAGAGTAAAGGCTGGAATAGAATATGATTAATAAATAAAAACAAAAAAGAATAAAATTTGACAAAGTCATTTTGATATATAAGAGATAAAAAAAAGAATGATGATGGAAGATCTACCTTTTATGAACGAGAATTTAGTGTTTATCTTAGAGAAGCAAGGTCATCATGTCCAGGCTTCTAAAGACTCTGACGGATACACTTTGAAGGGTATTGCAGCACAGTTTGGAAAAGAAAACAATAACAACAGAATTTATGAAGAAACTGAATATCTTCCACACTTAGATTATTTAAACGAGAAAATCAAACAAAAGAGATTGGTTGGCGAGTTAGATCACCCTGAAAAATTTGATGTTTCTTTGAAAAATATCTCACACATCGTCGAAGATCTACAATACGACAAAAACGGAAGAGTACTAAAAATTAAGGTAAAATTGCTCGACACACCAGCAGGTCAAATTGCCAAGAAATTGGTAGATGCAGGTATTCCTCTTTCAATATCTTCTCGTGCAGCAGGAAATGTAGGTCCAGATAAAAAAGTCCAAATAAAAAAAATCTTCACGTACGATCTTGTAGCAGATCCTGGTTTTCAAGATGCTCAATTAGAAAGAGTGTACGAAAGTGCCGGTTTTTCTTTCTCTGAGTTTTCTGACAGGCAAAAAAATTCTATCGTTAACGAGCTAAAATGTGTCAACGAGTCATTAGGTATCAAAAATGATTCGGGAGTGATGATATATAAGGTCGACGATAACGAAGAATTCAAAAAAATAATCAAACAAGATAAAAATAAAAATTACACCATGGAGTCCAGAAAAGAATATGTAACGAGTGAAGAACTCAACAATTATTCCATTTTCTTAAAGAAAAAAATGGATGAGCTCGAGTCACAAATCCGTGAGGCTAAGAATACACAGAATTTGGTAGAAAGCTCAGATTCTTACACAGCAGAATTAGAAGAAAGAGTAGATCGTCTGGAAAAATATTGTGAATATCTCGCAGAAAACCTTGAGGCTTCGATCAAATATGGAGAATACGTTGCGGAGAATTTGGACAACTCTATTACTTACAGCAAATATCTTGCAGAAAATTTGGACAAGAATATTTCCTATTCTAAATATCTGGCAGAGAACGTCGACAAGTCAATTTTGTATTCCGAGTATGTTGCCGAGAATGTTGACAAAGGTATCAACTACTCTAAATATCTCGCAGAGAAGTTGGATGACAGCATTCAATATTCAGAGTACCTGGCAGAAAATGTGGATCACACTATCGCCTATTCAGAGTATTTGGCGGAGAATGTGGACAGAAATATTTCTTATTCCGAATATCTAGCAGAGAAGTTGGATAGAAACATTTCCTATGCGGAATATCTTGCTGAGAATTTGGATAAAGGCATTGCCTATTCCGAATACCTTGGTGAGAATCTCGATAAAGGTATTGCCTACTCGGAATATCTTGGTGAAAAATTAGAACAAGGAATTTCCTATTCCGAATATCTGGCAGAAAATGTAAACAGAACGATTTCTTATTCTGAATACATCGCCGAAAAATTAAATGGCACGATTTCGTATACAGAGACTTTGTCAGAAAGCGTAGGTTATCAACCGGTGGTTGAAAGAGACGCTAGGAGACAGGCAGAAGTCGCCTCAAGAACTGAATTAGCGGAGTCTGGTTTTGCTGGAGATTATACTAATCTCGGCAAACAGATTGATTTCCTAATTGAGTCGGTCCAAACCCAAAAGACCGAAACAAATCAAAGAAAGGCTGAGAGTAATTGGCAGCCTACTGCTGGAACCAAAAAAGCAGATCAAGTTCTCAACGAGAATTCAAACGCCATCTTTTCAACTGGCCACAAGTTCATCGACGAGATGCCAACAGAGTATGCTCCGATTTGGGAGTCGTTGAACGAAGGACACAAGCAATCAATTATTGCCCAGTCTGCCTTCCACAATCTCAATACCCCTTATCAGATCAGAAATTTCTGGTCAACCCGTCAGTTTGGACCTAAGCCAATGGCTATGCAAAAATTGGAAGAGAACCAAAATATATCAGAGTCTTCAAACACTCAGAAACCCGGTGCCTACAACAACGATTATCTGAGCTGGGTGGCTAAGTCACTAGAAGGCAAATTCTAAAAAAAACAAAAAAAATCTCTCAAAAAATGAAACTAATTAATGAAGCTGAGATCTTCGATACCTGGTCGCCTATCATCGAACAGAAAGCTGGTATCACTGATCCTTCGAAAAAAGCGTGGTTGTCTAAGTACTGCCACTATCACTCCCTCAACGAGTCTGCCGGCGCATACCAGTCGTTGAACGTCGTCAACGGTATGGGAGCCGTTGCACCTCCTGTTTTCCCAGCAGCAACACTAGCCGGTTCACTTAACGGTTATGGCCCTAACCAAGGATTCTACAGCAATACTTGGCAAGGATCTGGCGATAAGTTCCCTTCACTTCTTCCTTTGGCTATTCAGGTAGCTGCGAAGACTGTAGGTTTCGACATCGTTCCAGTAATCCCAATGTCCGGTCCTTCCGGCGTTTTGTCTTATCTAGACTACGTGTATGCCGGCGGTAAACTCAACCCTGGTAATATAACTGCAAACTCAAGTTCAGCTGAAGCTTTGGCAAATGCTCCTACTATGATTAAGCTGCAGATCACTGATCCAGGAGCTGATTACTCAAATTTCAGCTTATCGGCAACTGTAGGTGCACCTGTCGTAATTACTAGTGGTACTTCACCTCTTGCTTTTATCACCACTCAATTTGTAGGTCTATCTAGAATCGACGGTTTCCCAATTTTCAAAATCACTGGCATGACCGAAGGTGAGACTGTTGCATCTGTTGTTAATGGGACTAATGACAACCCAACTAAAGTAGGTACAGCTGCAACTCAAAGTAACTACGGTACTACTACAGGAACCGCTTCTTTGGTGAAAGCGCTTGAAGATCACATTCAGGGTTTCTCTGGTGCTGGTTTCTATGACGACAATAATTGGCAGGGTCCTTTCGTAGATGGTACGAAGACTTACAACCCAATGCTCAGAAGCGTAGGTGAAGAAAACTACTACGAGATGATGGGTCTTTCGACCTTCACCAAGTTTGTAGAAGCCGACACCTTCCAGGTAGCTGCTTCCGTTACCACGGAGCAAATCCAGGACCTTAACAAGCAGTTCGGTATCGATGTAATTTCTATGATCGAGAATGCTCTGGTTAACGAGGTTTCTCAGGCGATTAACAAGCACATTCTGGCTAGAGCTTTTGCACTAGGCTGGTCTAACTGCTTTGATTTCAACGCAGTTGAAGGACAAAATCTGAACCTGAATTTGGTTATTGGTGGTACTGCTGGTTCTTACACCATTCCTTCCTATGTTGGAAAAACAGACGTGGCTTTGACTATGACTGGTACCGCAGGACCTGCATCTGGTACATATGAGAACTTGTCAACTCTTCAGAGAAGACTTTTCTCCCGTATTCTTGCAGCCGCCAACGTGGTAGCAAACAGAGGAAGAAGAGGTCCTGCTAACTTCATCATCACCAATGCAAACTTGGCTTCGGCGATGCAAGATATCAGCCAATTCACCTTTGCTCCTTTCACCAATACTTTGACTCAGAACAACGGTACTTTGTACCCAGTTGGATCTTTGGCCGGTATGACCGTGTATGTGGACCAAAACATGAAGTACAACGACACCAGAATCCTCGTTGGAAGAAAAGGTGGTGATGATGAGCCAGGTCTCAAATTCATGCCTTACATGATGGCAGAATCAATTCAGACAATCTCTGAAGGTACAATGTCACCTAAAATCGCAGTTAAGTCTCGTTACGCTCTAGTAGAAGCTGGTTTCCATCCAGAAACCATGTATCTCTGCTTTAACGTTAACGTGCCTACTGGCGGTCTGGTTTAATCCTAACCAGATAACAACAAGAACCCCAGGCTTTGGCCTGGGGTTTTTTGTTTGGGAAGAAAAGATATATAGATAAAAATAAAACCCCAGTCATGGCGAAAGTACAAGATTTCAATACCTATGTCGATTCACAGTTCGGATCAAAATCCAATAATTCACATATCAAAGAAGGATTGATGGATTCCCTAGCTAATGCGATTGACTCAATTATGCCATTTTCTAAAACCAAAACAGTCAATTTCATTGTAGACAATATTTTGGAATACGAAAAAGAAATGTTACAGGCTAAATATGATCACATGAAGGATTTAGAAGCAAAAAGAAGAAAGATGAAAGAGTTAGACAGAATTGATCCTAATTATGATGATGCTGTCAAAGCTATAAAAAATGAGTTAGAATCGAAAGAAAAACAGTACAAAGCAATGATCAAATCAAAAACAGTGGCAATTGAAAGGGGAAGAGAATTAATGAGGAAAGAGGCAATTAAGTCACCTAGATTGAAAGAAATCATCAAAGCAAAAGAAGCTGAGATGGAGATCCTATTGGCAGAATTCGAATACGATCTTGCTAAAAAAATATCAGCTGAAGCAGAAGAAATTCAAAATTTGAAAGATGCTATTCAGAAAGCAAAGGATGATGCCAAACAAATGTTGGATAAATTGAGAAATCCTTAAAAAAAATTTTCATATGGTTTACAATTTTCGGCAGTGGGATAAATTTACTTCTTTGAACGAAGCTAATGCTCTTGAAAAAATTTTCGGGTGGTTTGGTTCTATCTTCGGCGGAACTGTTTCTAAAATTGATTCTTACTTAGAAGATATTATTGATTTAGAAGAGGTTTATGCTAAAGAGTGGGACAATATCGTAACAGAGATTGATTCACTAGAGGTCCAGAAGGCCCAAATTTCTAACGATCCTGCGGAATCTAGAAAATTAGATAGGATGATTGATAGAAACGAAAAATTACTACAATCTGCATTGAGGAAAAAAAATTCTTCTATTAATGATATACAAGATAAAGTTATAAAATTAACAGAAAAAGATCCTAAATTAGTCTCATATTGGAATCTGAAAAAAACCCAGGCAGAAAAGGATGTTGCTGAAAGATTGTATGATATTTCGAAAAAACTTACAAATACTGATTTAGGAGAAGAATTATACGACAAATACAAACAAGCTGCTTTATCTGCCAAACAAAAAGACGAGGATTTCAGAAAAAAATATGGGGATATGAAATTGCCACCTTCTGAAAATTTTAAATCTTCGACTTCTATGAAATCACCTAAAATTTATGGACCTTCTAAAATTTCAAAGTCTACACTTACTAGAATTTTGGGGGATTCTGGGATTGAATTTGAAAAATATGCCTCCAATTTGTCTGTAGAAGATGCGAAAGACTTGATCAGAGAACTAACCAGAGTGAAAAATGAAATGTGTGCTCTTCGGGATTTAGACATTGAGAGATTTGAAAGTGAAGCAAAAAGAAAAGGAATGAGTGATGCCCAAATTAGAAAAGAAATTAAAGCCATCAAAGACTATCATACTGACAAAATAGGAGATGTCAGAACTAAAATAACTATAGCTAGGAGATATGACTAAAATTATTTTAAATCTTGGTGATTTTTCTTTAAATGAGGATGTAAATTCGGATTTAGTAAATGCCAAAAAGGCTGTAAACGACCAACTTCAAGCAATTAGAGATGAGATTCAAAACGAGAAAACCCAAACAGAGGTGGCTCAAAAATCTGCCAGTTTAAAAAAGCAGGCAACACTTTATGCCGCACTACCCGCTATGTTGAACAAACTGGCGACAGCAATGGAAGCTAAAGAAAAGTCAGGAGATAAAACAAACATATACTAAAGATGCATAATTATTTCACACACAATCCGGCTGCAAGGGCCATCATTTCGGATTACATGAAACTGAATGAGAACTCTTCTGTGGATAATCTCCTAAAGAGAGCCACCGAAATTTGTCTTGATACATTCAAAAAAATTGTATTTGATTTGGCTTCACATGAAAATCGTAACCCTGATGTGCTAAGAGCCATGTTAACGGATGTCGCATCTGCCAAAACTGTTAGAAGTTTAATTGCAAAAATTAAAGATTATTCTTCGGAAGCGGATCTCGGGGATTCTAGGTTTTCTAAAGTTAAAAACATGTACATGAATGCATTGAATTCTATGGGAGATGCTCTTAAAAGGCTTGTCGAAATAGATTCTAAATTGGAAGATTCTATAATTGACACCTACAAAAACTCGGCTGATAGATTGATTCTTTCCTTGGATTCAATTGCATTGAGTTATTCTAAAAAGAAATCAGCTAACGAATCTATGAATTACAATTTTAATCTAGATTCATTGAACGAGTCCATATTTATTGGATTTAGGGGTAGAATCGAAAAATTGAGAAAAAAGTTGGTTAATTTGATTTCAGATTCCAAAGGAAAGGATGCAAAAAATGGATATGGTAGAGATTGGCAAAGACTTTTCACCGCTCTAGAACAGAAATTAGATGCAATCGAAGATTCAAAGGATCTAACGGGAGAAAAGGATAAAAAAACATTGTCTGAATTAGAAAAACAAACAGATTCTCTTTCTGAGGAATATTACAGTTACAAAATCAAAACTGCAGAGATGAGCATGAAAAAGATCATCGATGACGATGAACTTGTGACAAAATATTCGGATGTAAACCAAATTATTACAGATGCCTTAGATATCATAGCCAAAGCAAACACTCAAGAGTTATTGATCGATAAATCCATAAGAGAGGAAATGGATGATATGGAGCAGAAGATAATCCAAAAAGTTTTCCCGATCAAAATTGGGGCAAAGGACACAGACCTCAAATTTAAGAAGTCTGGTATCATCGCTGCTGTACAAAAATCCCTTATGGCAGCTTTCCCCCCGTTCAAAACTTTCCTTCAAAAACACGGAGGGGCAGACGGTAAATACGGAAGGGCAACTTCTATTGCAATTAAATCCATTCAATCTTTGTTGGGAAATAAAAATGCAAATGGAGAATTGGACAAACCCTTGTTCGATTCTTTATTGAAAATGGAACAGATATCTGCAGATAATAAGAAAATGCTGATAAAGGCTTTGGGAATTTTGAAGAAAACATACGCCATGTCAGAATCACAAGTTCTTGATTTGGAAAAATTTTCGAAATTGTTTGAAGCTATTTTCATAGATGATGACGATTTAGAAAGAGAAATCGAGAAGAATTCTGCTGATTTATCAAATTTTACGGACACAAAAACACCACAAAGTAAGGAAGAAAAACCATTTTTAATAGAAGATTCAAATCTGGCAAAAAAATTGTCCAAATTACTTAGGAATGGCTACAACAAAAATGCAGAAGAGGAAGATTTCCTAAGAGAGGATGGTAGTTTGAAAAGTTCTTATCCAAATGAATTTGTAGAAGCTTGGATCAAAACAATAGAGCAGAACAAAAATGAATCAGATAAACCTGCCTTTTTTTGGTTCCAAGAAGCTGATGAAAAAATAGGAGCTCTGTACTCCACCAAAAGATTGGCGGGGAATTACAAAAAACCTTACAATTGGGAAAAATGGAAGGTTTTTTCTGGGGGAGAAACCCCAGAAGATAAGGATTCTTTCGCTCGTTGGTACACAAGTTATTTTACTAGATTAGGTGGCTTGCAGGATGATCAAAGGGAAAAGGTAGCTTCTGAAATTCTGAATTTTTATTCTGATCCGAAAAACTCAACAGAAGTTAATCCAAAGTTGGAAGAAGAATTTAAAGAATGTGCGAGTTTTTATGATGACATCAAAGATACTTTAAGGGGAGGAAAATCTAACCCAGATTCTGATCCTTATGAATATTTCAAGCAAGGTTACTTGAATTCAGAAAGTTTGTCTAAAATATTGCAGGCAGCTTCTTCTGCAGCCCAGATTGATGATGAAGATCCAGATTTAGGATTTTATGATTTTGTAATCTTATCTGTTTGTGTTTTCTTATGTTCTTCAACTGTAGCATGGAATTCCGAAAAGAAAAAATGGGATTCTGCAATGAATATTTTGAAAGAAAAAGTTCTGAAAGAAAGCACAATAAAAAAAATTCTGGACAATAAAATTATTGAAACCGATCCAAAATCCCCAATTCCGTTGCTCAATAAAGAAGGAGTAGAGGTTTTAACAAAAGGATATGATGGTAATTCTAAAAAGATTTTCAGAGAAAATTTCGAGAGAGCTTCTAAAGTTCTATCCCCGATTGTTCAGAGACACACAGATAGAATGAATTATAAAGCTAAAGAAGACATCAAAACCTTTGATTCGAATAACGTTTTTGTTGTTGATCTGGACTAACCGAATCAATTTTACCTTATATTTGTTCCTATAATTTAAATATGAACAGAATTTTATTTTTCTTTTTTTTATTTTTCATTTCCTGCCGGGATGATTTGAATATTGTACCTATAGATCCATATATTTCAAAGCAATTTACTTCAAGAGAGCTTGTCTATCCCATTCAAAGTATGAAATCCCGTATGGAGGTTTATCCTTTATTTTTCGAGCTACAAAGATCTTTATCTGTATTCAAAATAGAGAGCCCAGGTGAATTTAGAAAATTCGAAAGTTTACAAAATGATTCTACTCGTGCCAATTTCCTCAAGAGAAATAGAAAATTTATAAGAATCTGGGGAAGGTTAGGATATTCGAAAAAGGAACTTAATTCTATTAAACACATAGAACCAATCAGATAAATTATCTGAATGGGTCAACAGCCTATTTATTTACTGGTCTTTTATACGGAGGGATTCCCCCATGACGAGGGATATGATTTATCAAAGATCTCGAACGACATTAAAAGAGTTTTGAGTGGCGTTTTCACTGATATTTTTGATTTTACCCCCAGAAAATTAAAAAAAATTGCTGGATCTGAGAATTTTTGCAATTCTTTTGAATCCGAATTGTTGCTGAATCCAGGATTAGATAAAGTTGGAAACGGAGACTTCAAATCTTTTTTGATTCACCACTTTTTGAAGCAAATACCAGAAAATAGTATTTTGATTTATCATGATTCGAACTTCGAAAAATACCCACAATATTGGCAAACTGATTGGATTAGAATTAGAGAGACTTGCAATTTTTTGATGGACAGTAATTCTTCAGATTTTTTCATCCCGTGGGAAGAAAGAAATTTCAAAAGTGGATTTCCTTTGGTTAAGCATTTTGGTAAAAGGTACACAACTGAATTTTTCTTTCCCGAATCAAAAATAAGGAATATCATAGAAGATAGTCCGATGCTCACCTCAAACAGAATTATCATCAGAAATACATCCGAATCTAGGAAATTTTTTCATGATTACAATCATATAAATGAAAATAAGGATTTACTTTCCAAATGGCCTAATCCATCCCCCCATCCAGAATTTATACACCATTGTCCAGAACAACACACATTGAATTTACTTGTTTATAAATATATTTTAGATGGAAAATTGGAACCAACCTTTCCTAAATTTCGTTTTCTTCATCGAAAAATGAGGTTGGATGATTCTTTAGAAGAATACCAAAATCTTCCTCTATTAAATTACTTAAAATCAAAAAAATGATCACAATATTTGAAGGTGCCAGAAATTCAGGAAAAACTTTTTTAGCAAACAAATACTCACAACAAACTGGAATTCCAATTTTCAAGTTTGAATTTGCAGGGTGGTTTTCTGGGTTAGGGATTCCAGACGAAGATCCCAAGACACATTATTTTGCCTTGGGTAAGGAAGCTATGCTTCTCCAACTCAATAGGGATGGTCTTTTACCCCATTTCATTTTAGACCGAGGGTTTCTAACAGTTCTAACCTGGGGAATCATAAGTAAGAGAATAACTCAGAAAGATGCTTTACAACAACTAAACCTTTTTAGGGATAAAGGATTACTTGTAAATTTGAAAGTTGTGGTGGTAGAAGGGACCAATCCAGAATCTAGAACAAAGGACAATTGGGATTTTAGAGAAGGTACCACGGGGGAAAAAGAAACCTTGATTAATTTTATTTCCGTGATCAAATTGATTCAACCAGATATTGAAATTGTGAAACTTACCAACGATTTTACCCATATGACCACAAAAAATCTAATTCATTTGATTTGATATGTGTGGTATTTTTATTAATGTAGACGGGGAAAGCTCAAGATTAAATTCTATTTCGCATAGGGGAATAGAATCAAATACTATCGAGAGAGAAGGTGTTTTCTTGTCCCATGTTAGGCTTCCTATTCAAACTCAAGAGGGGGATGGATGGAAACAACCCATTGAAATCTCATCTGGGATTTTCTTATTGTATAATGGAGAAGTCTTCAACTATGACAGAACTGTCTTTGGATCCGATATAGAATATCTCTGTCAAACATTCGCCACCTGGAAAGGAGGTTCGCTTCAAATGTTTTGCTCCATGTTTATTCCCAAAATCCAAACCTGGGACGGTTTTTGGTCCATAGCCATCTATGATTCCAAAACCAAAGATATAATTTGTTTTACGGATCCACTTGGAAAAAAATGTTTATATACAAACGATGACGGGGAACTTTCCTCAGAAATTAAGGCTGTTAAACATTGGTTCAGCCCACACGACTCACATTTCATTTCTACTGTCCGAAAATTTGGATATGTTACTGATGATTCAACACCTCATCGAGATGTGAAAAGAATTTTACCCAATACGATTTACCATTACAATTTGGAAGTTCCAAATTTCAAATCTACCTACCCAAATTATTATAGAAGTTTGAATTTTCCAATTCAAAATCTAACACCAGGAGATTATGAAGCTCATGTGGATTGGTTATGGACAAAACTTTTCGAATCTGTTCGTAATAGATTGATTTCTAAAAATTATCCTATTTCTCTTTTGGTTTCTGGAGGTTTAGATTCATCGATTATTGCTGGGATTTTGACACAGATGGCACCAGAAGTAAAATGGTTTTCCATAGAAAATGGGGAATCGAAATTTGTCAACATTCTATCCGAATTTTATCAGAAACAAGTTAATTTTCTGGATTACAACATGGATGAGTCCAGATTAAAACAAATCTATCAAGAATGGAACGAAAGTCCCATAGATCTTGGTTCGGTCATTCCCCAATTTTTTCTATTCGAAGCGGTTAAAAATCAAGGAGATTCTAGAATTGTATTAAGTGGAGATGGGGCGGACGAACTTTTTGGTGGATATTCTAGAATTAATGAGTATGATTCACAATTTTCTGATGTTTTCGATGAACTCAGATTTTATCATCTTCCTAGATTGGACAAGCTTTCTATGGCACACACTTTAGAACTCAGAAATCCATTTTTACACCTAGACATTGTTCGTTTTGCCTTACATTTACCGAAAGAATGGAGAACAGATAAAAAAATTCTGAAGGATACTTTTGGCCCTTTACTCCCCCCTGAGATTGTAGATCGTCCAAAAGAGGCATTGAAAAATCCAAGAATTAAGGAAGACAAGTTGAAGTATCGTCAACAGGTTGTTGATCTTTTTTTAGAAACAGAACAAACTAAATCATTTTCTGAAGCTGAAGTAGATATATAGAAAAAATTTACTCAGTAAAATGAAAAATGTACAAAATTTCGATGAGTTTACTTCCTCTAAAGTTAATGAAAACTTTCTTGGAAATTTTTTCTCTGGTACAACGAATTTTATAGGAAACCTTTTCACTAAAGGATGGGGAGCAGTCACAGATGTTCTAAAGAACAAGGTAACAGCTTATCTTCTTCAATACCTTGGAATTGGGGAAAACACGATTTTTTCCCAATTAGTTCAGCAAATGGTAGAACAATTCGATGTTAAAGATTATTGGGCCATATTATTCAATGGAAAGGCAGATGCAAAGTACTTGGCACCAAAAGCGGCTAAGGCAACACAAGAATTTTTGATCAAAGAAGGTTTAGATGGAATAGCGGAAAAATTGGGGGTAACCGACAAAAACGGGTATTTATTCAAAACTATATCTGAATATATTCAAAACGAAACAACAACAGGAAATTTTTCGAAAACCCTGGAAAATTTCTATATGCAATTATTCGGATCGGCTCCAACGAACTCAGCACAAGATTTTGTTAGTAAATTAAGCCCTTCAGAAAAAAGTCAAATCAAAAATGAAGTTGTGACAAAGGCTAAATCTCAAGGTGTGGAAGTGAAAACAAGAGAGGAAGAAGACAATATGGTAAATAATTTATTTTCAAATTTAGGTTCATTAAATCAATCCAATCAAGGACAAATTGCTACAACTTCTGGGGAAGATTTATTTGGTAAACTATTAGGTCCTATGTTGCCCAAAAAATAAAAAACAAAACATGAATATAAATGACGTCTCGAAAAGAGAAATTTTAGATTTCAAAGATTTTCTAGGAAAAGTAATGGACAATACATTCAAACCTTTAGCTGCAGAAAATCAAAAAAATTCTTATGATAGAACAGGATTTCATAAGATCAAAAGAGAACCCGCTTATGATTTTGTTGGATATGCCGATGCTGTATTTTCTCCAAATAAAGCCGGTATTGGTTTGCCTGGTTACAACGCCGGTAAAGACAGACAGTACATTAATGCAATTGGTGGACCTGGATTAGCTCCTACCAACGAATCGGAAGTCATAGATTATAGTAAAATTAAAAGGTTGAAGGATTTCTAAAAATACAAATTCAAGGTTCAAGGACGGGTTTGAAACTCGTCCTTTTTTTTTGATATAAGAATCAAATTTTATTTCATGTCTAAAATTCGATTGGTTCACATATTGACCGAAACAGATACGCCAAGGGAACAAGCATCCATTGCTTCTTTATCCCCCCTTTCAAATTTTGGATTAGAATATGTACAACAAATAAACCAAAGATACGTTGGTGACGACTGGAAATCAACTAAGGCTTTGTGTCAAAATGAATTTACAAATCATGGACCTGGACATTATGGAGCTTTCCAATCTTTTAAAAAGGCTATGCTGGAAAATTTCAACGACGATCTAGATGCCTTAATTCTTTGCGAATGTGATTGTGTTCTAGAGGTAACCCCGGAGGATTTCATGAAAACAGTATCAAGGGCTATTGGATTTTGTAACAAACACGAGATACGTTATTTTTCCCTAGGATCTAGGTTCGTTAACGGAATTTTACAGTCCCCAGTTTCAGAAGTAGATTCAGATTTTACAGAATTTTATATCACACCAAAAATTATTTTGGCACATTGTGTTATCTTACCCCGCTGTGGTAGAGAATTTTATTTGGATCGTTTAGGCGAAAACAATTGGGATTCTCCTGATCTTTGGTTCAATGAAATCAATTGGTTACATGGTAACTTTAGATTCGGTATCTCCTTTGAGAGATCTGCTTTTCAACACGAGGGACATTCTTTGATTGATAATTGTTGGAAAGATTCACAATAAAGCAAGTTGGTTTTCCAGATCTTTGATAAAAAGTTCTTTGGCAATTTTCAAAATGTTAGATTCCTCGTTGAAATCCTCGTGAATTTCAATCACGGTGACTTTTGGAGTTATATATTGAACTCCTACGTTAACCAAAATTTCATTTACTAGATAATCATAAGATATTGAAAAAAAATTGTTGTAAATTCTAACCCTTTTCATCATAATTCCAAAAGAAGAGGCATTAGAATATCTCGACCACCAGTATGAATAAATTTCATCGGTGGCAAGATTTCTAACCAATAAAATCCCATAATCTGATTTTTTATCTGGCGTTAGATTGTAGACTGAAATTCTTTTTTCCAATTTCTTCCAAATACTCGTTCCTAAATCGGCATACTTGTACAAACAATCCAAAGACAAATCAACTATTGACCGAAGTTCTTCTTTTTGCTCTTCTGTAAATTTTGATTTTATAAATTTTTCGAAAATTTGAATTTCTTCTTGGTCCATTTTTTGGATATCCAATTTTTCGTTTGCCAAAATTTTTTCTGAAAATTTCAAACCCTTGATGGAAGAAAAAATTTGTTGGATTGGATGATAGATATTGTCCCTTCGAATTTCTTCATTTACTTCTTGTAGAAAGTCTAACAAAATGTACTGTTTGTGTTCGGTATCTATGGGTGACTGTAGAAACCAGGTGGACTCGAGATTTTTCATGGCCGTTGGTTTAAATTTTTGAAATTCATCATATATATTCTTGGGTCGGCCCTAAAAAGGAAAATAGAGTTGACGATATATAAACAAAGTAATTGTCATACATGAGGATTCAAGATTTTAGTTCGTATTCGGTTCAAAAGAAAAAAAGGTTCACTTCGGAGCACACTTTCACGGCATCTTTGGATTATGTGGATGTCAAATTGACAAACCGCCCCCCTGAATTATCCGATGTAGATGATTTAAAATGTGATATTGAATATGAAATTTCTATTGAAAGACAAAAACGAGGAGTTCAGGATATATCATTCAAAATTAACCAAATTGAGTTAGAAGTGAAAGTTGACGACCATCCAGATGATCCGAAAGAATTTGAATTTGAAATTGTTCCAGGAGAAAATATCGATTCTAATCTGGTCATCATTCGGAAAGGGGAATCCCTAATTCCAACCGATCCAACCTTCTTACATATAGATATGAAAAAATCTGCCAAGGTAGCAGATTTCCAAGTCACAGTTTTGTTCGGAAAAAATGAATAATTTAGTTCCCAATTTCGAAAATTTCTTTTCTTTGAATGAGTCTAAATTTTCCAGCAAAAAAAATTTAGGAATCATAGGACCTTTGGCGAATTGGTCTCTCAAAATTCAGGTTTATCCTGAACCCAATCAGGGTATGATTGGCTATGCCTTGGATGAAAATTGGATTGAACTGAAACACCAGGACAAGAAGGTGAGATTTCCTAAATCTTGTTGTGAAATGAAGTCCAGCCCAAAATCTGCTATTATTCACATAAGGCCTTACACCAAGTGGTTCTCGAAATTGAAGAATAGAGAAGAGATGGATGATTTCATCGAGAATTTTGTAGAATCTCACGCGGTTAAAAAAGAAAGTGGTCTAGAAGGAATAGCAGAAAACACCCAAATCATTTTGGACTTATTTGGCATACATTCACAAGTAGAAAATACCGAAAGTAGATTTCCCGGTCTGTATGAAATGAAATTGGACAACGGGATGGAGATTGAGATGGAAAAAAATGAAGAATCTGAGCTTTTTTCACAAATGAAAATTTACAAATCCCGTGATGAAAAATTCCCAGACGTGAGGATAAAAAGAAAGAACGATGAATTTGTGATGGAATTCAGGGGTAGATCTGGTAAATTTGTGCAGTCGGAAGAATCTTTAGTTAATCTTTTTGAAAATAAAATTTGCACATATCTAACTAAATGTGTTTTGGAGATGGACTGTTCTGAAGAAGAATCACATTTGATCGGAAAGTTAAAAGAAGCTTTGTCCGAAAAAGTGGATCTCAAAAATTCAGACAGAATAGAAAAGAAGAAAAAAACAATAGAAAATTTGAGGGGGGTCCTGAGTAATTCCATAGAAAATTCACTTCTCGAAGATATTTTACAGAAGGAAGATTAGTTTGTAGAAGGAACTTTATTTGTGTTCCTCATATAAACAGGAATCAAGTTGTTAATCGTTTTGTGTTTATTATTTTAATTCTGATCTTAAATTAATTGGACATGGGATGGCTACAACGTTTATTCAGTAAATCGAAAAAAATGAATTGGAAAGATAAAAGTCTGGAGGAAATACAAAATTTCTTTCAAAGTAAGGATTTTCAGTGGCTCAAGGGAGACCAGATGGGCAACATCGAAAAATTCAAATCCATAGAAAAAGATGATTCAACTGGTTTAATTTTCATATCTTTCAAGTCAGGGGGAAGAATGAATGTGGAATTGGTTCAAGAATATATGGACGTTTTCCCTTCACAAAATATAGATTTCAGTGCTGTTGCTACGTCCAATCCGCAGCCTTCTCCCCAATCCAAACCGGATAGTTCAACTCAGACCATTAAGAAAAGTAACTCAGTTTCATCCGTACAACTTTCTGAATCTCCGATATATAGTTTGTTGAAGAAACAAAAAACAAATTGGGTTAACGTGAACATCACCTTAAAATTGAATCTTCCTTCCAAAAATTTGTATGGGGTTCTTACCACTTCTTTCGAGGAAGCTGATCGTGAGATTGTTAACTTCGTGACAGAAGGAATAGATATAGATGATATAAAATCAGCATTGGGTGATTCTATTTTGTCCTATTACGACAAGAAAAAAAATTTAGTTTCTTCCGATAAATCTTTAGACCAAGTAGAAGATGGACAGTAATATTCTTTTTGAAAATAATCTTTTCCGTGTTGAAGAAAGAAACGGATCGACCGGAATGATTCCCCTTTTCACCAATGTGGTGATTATGCCATTCATCTCTGATGAACAGGGATTGCCTTTATCTATAGGAGTTTTAAAAGAGCCAAACCCTTTCAGAGAAGGTGGTATGTCTATTTCCCTAATATCGGGAACTTCTGAAGAGGAAGATCCAGATTTACTTGCTACAGCCAAGAGAGAACTAAAAGAAGAAAGTGGATATGACGTACAAGACAATAAAAAGTGGTTCTATTTGGGATCGGTCACCTCTTCTAAATTTGTAGACCACGAACAACCGTGTTTTGCAGTGGATGTTACGGATGTTCCTAAAGGTGATCCAGATCCAGATGAAACAGAAAAAGAAAATGGAATGGAGTTCAAATTTATTTCTGCCAACGACGTGGTAAAACACAAAGATATTTTTATCCCGGGCCTTTTTCTGAAGCTTTTCAAGTTCGTACTGGGATTCGATGTTCAGAACAAACCAGATGGACTAGAAAAAAGTAAAGGTTTTAAATTTTCAATTTAAATTATATGAGTCAAGCTAGAAAAGCAAGAAGAGAACTTGCAAAATCTTTGGGTTATTTGAAAAAGGATGAATCAATGCAATCTTTCATGGAAAGGGTGAAAAGATCACACGAGATGGGAAAACATTTTCATACTCTTCATCTTCAAAATGTCATGAATCAACAATTAGAAGCAGAAAAAATTAAAAGTGAGAAAGAATTAGAAAATTTCATAAAAGAAAAAAACCAAACCGAAGAAAATTTTGGAATCAATTTAAAAACTAATGAATTTTTGAATGAACTAAAACCCCAAGAATCGTCATACGATGACATTCTAGACAATCCAAAATAGCATGATTGTTTGTTTGGCAGAGATTAAGATTTTTCTAGCTAAATGTTCGGCTAAAGAGGCCAAAAAAAAATTTGATGGGGGAATTGACCTTCCCATCATAGATATTGGTAAGATTATACGGGATTTAGGTTATGACAATTTAAATCTCAGCAAAGAATCGGAATTTATAATCAATTATACCATTCAAAGAAAAATAGACCAGGGGATATATAATACAAAGAACAACACCATAATGATCGTAAACAAAAATCTCTCAAATGATTTTATTTCGAATTTGAATTCTTTTTTATTAGAATATGAAAATGAATTTGAATTTTCGATCGAGATGTTGTAAAAATTTGTATAAATTGAATGCCTACTTTTCAAGGAACTAACAAATTAACACCCGGAAACGTTTTTTCTTTAGCCGACCGATATTTGAACAAGACTCTCAAAGAAGGGTTGTTCGGAACAAACGAAGCTTTATCACAAAATCAATCCCAAGATATTGTAGGAAGAATGTCTAATATGGGATCGGTCAATCCAAACAAAGGACCAACTGCAAAATCTCTCTTTTATAACGCAGCTTTTTATGGAAGAGATAATAAATATGGGCAATTTTTATTTTACTCTTTTTCTAACAATTCGAACAATTTCAATGAACAATATTATCAATCGGAGCAGACCCAATTTAATTCATCAATTTCTGCAATAGAATCCAAAAATCCATCAGCGGGTGCGATAATCAGAGCTTCGAATGAAATCCTGGCTGCGTCCAATAAAAATTCAAATTCAAACGTCAACACCGGAAATAATACCAAAGGTCCCCCGGGAAAGATTATAGGCGGTGGTAGTGCTCCTTATTTTTGGAAGGATTTTCTTTATTGTAAATATTACGGAACGATCCCAAATAATTACATGATTACTTTAAGAAGATTTCCTGCCCCTATGAGGGATAATTTGTCTTTACCTGATCCAGTGAAACAAAGCGATAAGTCCAATAAGGAAGGAGCTGGAAAACCAGTAGCTCAGGCTATAACATGGTGGGGGGGAAAAACTGGAAACACCCTGAATGATCTAATCTCATTTTCAACCGGAATGGTGTGGGAAAATAAGTCTCAATCTGAACTGAAAGAGGTGAAAGGTTTTGATCAAGGATTTTTCAAAAGTGTTTTGGGTAGATTTTTAGGTTCTGCTGCCAATACTGTTGGACTTGGAGATTTGTTCGGTGCAGGTGTGGATTTAACTACACTAGCGGTTGCTGCATCTGATGGCGGAAAACAACAACTGGTGACTGACAAAATCAATTATGCTCTGAGAGACAAAATGCAAAACACTCCAAGCGGACCATTATCGGATTTTATTTTCAATCCAGTAGATACAGTGTCGAACACATATATCAGGGGGAGAGGTTTAACTTTTTCTGGGGGTCAAATGTCTTTGAAATTTCACTATGAATTGACTTCTGTGGGTCAGGTGAATACCAAGGCAGCATTGATCGATATTTTGGGAAACCTATTGGCTCTAGGAACAAATTATGGGAATTTTTTAACTCCAGATATTCGCTATGATAATGGTTTCAAGGATGCTATAGGATTTCCTGGGGGTAACGATGGTCTATTCAATTTTTATACTGATCCTTTAAAATGGACCAAGGATCTTATAAAATATTTAGCAGATCCATCTGGAACAACCTCATCGAATCCAATGGTACAACAATTTGCCAAATTTTCTTCAGATATCCAACAAAAAACACAACAGCTGGAAAGTATACTTTCACAGGCTACGGCCGGGGACGCGGACATTAAGAGTATAGCTGCAGAAATAGATGGACCTTTAGGAAATATTCTAGCTTATGCTTTATCTGATGATCTTATCGAAAAAGCAGTTTTTCCTTTGTCTCTATTGACCGGAGCACCTGTTGGAGAATGGCATCTTGTGGTAGGTAATCCAATGAATCCAGTAGCTATGATTGGAAATTTGATTTGTTCGAATGTTGAAATAGAATTTAGCGAGGTTTTGGGTCCTGACGATTTTCCGACCGAAATCATAGCAACATTCACTCTGGAACACGGAAGAGATAGAGAAAGGGGTGAAATTGAATCTATGTTCAATAGAGGGGATGGGAGGTTATATCAATCCACGCTGGATACTAGTTCTAGCACACAATCTTTGGATTCTTTTGCACAAACAGATGGACGAGCTTTGCCTGCAACTAAAGACAATTCTACCACACCAAATCCAGCACTGTTGTATTCGGATAATTTCAATTTCACCCCCGAGGTCACCCAGAATAATAAAGTCTTAAATCCTATAAATCTATAGAATTATGTTAGAAATAGATGTTTTATTTCGTAATAAGGGTATATTCAATCCAAATCGAGAACTTCAATCAAACAGTATTGGGATTTGGGATTTGACCTCTGGATCTTTGGATTTTCGTAGTATTGACATGAGGATTGAAAGATATTTTATGGTAAGAGAAGAATTCCAAATGAGACCAGATCAATTGGCGTTTCAGGCTTTCGGGGATCTTTCTTATACTGGATCCTTGATGAAAATAAATTCTATTTCAAATCCGTTCGCTGTGATGGAGGGTAATTTAATTTTCATTCCCAAGAAAGATAAAATTGATGCGGCTTTCACTGCAAAGCAAACAGCAATTTTACAATCAAACACAACCAATAATCCAAATAAACAATTTCAGGACGCACAGGAACAAAAGAAATTTAAAATATCAGATTCCAGGCAGAAATTTTTGGAGCAAAGATCAAAGGCAAAAAATGCTCCAGAGAAAATTTTACCTCCTAATTTCACTCAACCTGAAGAAAGACAGACTGTGAGAACAAATGTTGTTATTGGTTTGGCTCCAGATGTTAGCAGCGCCCCGGCAAATCCGGCAGGAAATTTGAATTAATGTCTCGAATAAACTATGGCTGCTGATCAAATCATCATCAACAATTTGGCCAGAACCACGATTCAGTTGGATGAATTAACTGTTCCAAATCGAAGTGGTTCACAAACACCAAGCCAGAATCAGCAATTGTCTGATACAGATGATAAATCCTTCGGTGCATATAGTCCTGTTGTTTTTATTAATGGTTATTATGTTCAAAATTACCTTTCCTATTTCGAATTTGATATGACAGGATTTATTCCAGAAATAAGATTCCAATTCAAAATGGTAAATCCAATGTTTATAAACATTAACTACCCTAAAGATGGAGATATAGTTTCCGTTTATTTCAGAAGCTGGAATACAGTTTATAGACCTTTGAGAATGGATTTCAACATTTTAACTGTGAAATCTGGTGTTTCTGAAACTTCGGAAGGTTCTGGATTGACCTTTCACATTTTAGGGGAATGCAGAATACCAGCTCTGTACAACGAAGTTTCAAAAGCTTTCAGGAATTCAACTTCTTATGACGTTCTGTTTCAGGTTTCACAGCAGTTAGATTTGGGATTTTCTTCTAATGAAACAGAGGTTGTTGATTCAATGACCTGGATATGCCCTAATATTTCCTACTATGATTTTATCAGAGAAGTAACATCTAGATCTTATAAAGACGATCGAAGTTTTTTTACAACGTTTATAGATTGTTATTACAATCTTAATTTTGTAAATTTGAATAATCAATTAACGACAACTGATGTTGTCCAGGTTGGCAGAGTTCTTAGGGGTGCTGCTGATGGGTCTGCAGATGATACCGCATTCATTGACACGGAATTGTCCGAGGAACTCATGCCGATCGTTCTGACAAACGAGAAAGGAAATTCTGATTTACCCACCTTCATTCAAGGCTACACTTTAATTTCAAATGCGGGTAATATTACCAATCGGCAGGGTTATATCCACGAGGTACAATTTTGGGATGAAGGGCTAATAACTGAGAATGAAATCGAAAAATATGTGAAGTACACTGTTGAAACGATTACAACAGAAAACGTCGGGGAGAACATGATTCTTCAGAGGGGAAGAGCCAAAGAAAAAATTTACCAGAACGAGTACAGGAAAAATTGGTATGGAATGTTGAATAACTTCAAAAATGGAGGAGTACATGAAAATTTCATCCAAGCCTTGGTACAAAATGAAATTAACAATGACGAAATTAGAAAATTCACTTTGAAAATCGAAACTGCATCTTATTTTGGTGGATTCTATAGGGGAATGGCCATACCGGTTTCGATTTACGTAAATGAACAGGGTAAAAGAATGGAGAACACCGGTGCGAACAACAATCAAAATCCAGAACAAGAAATTAATCCAGTTCTGGATAGATTTCTTTCTGGAATTTATATCTTAATGGGAATGAAGGTAAATTATGAATCTACAAGAGGAATTTACATGCAGCTGGATTTATGCAAGAGAGAATGGATTTTGAACAGTGCGGGTCCTTTCCCGAAGACATTCCCTTTAAATCTGATTAGTGGATAAATACAAACATGGGAATCCGCGCAACAGACAGAAATAGAAATTTATTCCTAAAAGGGTTCAGACTTTCTGACCAGGGTAGTAATGAAGACCCTACATATTTGGGTTTTAAATTTGTTTTTGATTTTGGAGTATTACCCGTGAATGATGAATATGGGTGGGCTCCAAGTCCCCTACTTAGAGTGCCAAACTACACCAATGAAGGAATTGCAACTGGTTTGGGTAATCCATTTTACCAACCTCAATATTCAAATTTCAACAATATAGCTTATTATTCGGCCTACCACTATTTGCTGCAAAGAGAAGGCGGTTTTGTGGCAGAAGCTAACCGGACAAAAAGAGCAAATGCTTTAAGACAGTTTCAAGTTTTGCTTCAAAATATTAACAATAATTCTCCTTGGTTTTTTCAGTCCATTGAAGGACTTGACAAATTAGAAAAAATTGCCAGAACCGGATTTCAAGACGAGGATGGGGCAGACAATTTTAGCCCACAAAAAACGGACGGAAAAACTTTAAAAATAAACTGCCTGGAATCACTAAATCTCAGAATTACCGCCTTGAGTAATTTGTATGAGACGGCAATGTTCGATGCCGATAATATGAGATGGTTGGTTCCTAGAAATTTGAGAAAATTCACGATGTTCATTTTCGTGACAGAAATTAGAAATTTTTTCAAGAATTCTAGATTATCTGGATCTTCTACGGCTTTAGCTGCTTTGGATAATCTATCCAATACTTTAACAACGAATAGAAATCCTGGTACAAATATTCAAAATTTTCCAGCTGAGGACGGGGGGGGTTTTTCTGTAGATGGCTTTAACATGACTAGATCACTTGATAACATATCAGGAAATCCCGGAAACTCGTTCACTTCTTTTGTGTCAAATGTTTTCGGACAATCTGGGTTGCAAAACGATGCCCAGGCTTTTCGCAACCAACAGGACCAAAGTGGCATAAAACCCGTTTTCATTTATGAATGTCACCAGTGTGAATTTGATTTTAGCGAAAGTACACCTTTGCCTTCATCGATAGACATGGGGAGCTCCTCTGCAGACTCCCTTATGGCAAAACAAAGCTTCAAAATCCATATAGGAAAGGTCAGAATGAAAAACCAATATCCCAACATTAGAACCGATAAAAAACCTTTGATTTTAGCGGATGGAGATCAACAAGATAGGACATCGGTTCAAACCCAATCTCTAACTTTTGATGCAATTGCCAGTCAGGCCAACGAATTGATTACAAATTTTACATCTGCCGCTGTCAATGATCTTGTAAATGAAGGCATTAATCAATTTGTTAATCCAGCACTCAGTGGATTAAACCAAACTTTGCTAGGAAACATTTATTCTTTCAATCCATCACAAATTGGCCGAATGGTCACTCCAAATGGATTCAATTTCAATGATGCCCAGAATTTTTTGAATGGAGCTGCTTCTACCGGGATTGATAATATCTTTAAGGGAAATTTACCCAATCCACAAAAGGTAGGACTTGGAGGTCCACCAGAAAGGGCATATCCTCCAATTTCTCCCCCCCAAGATGTTTACCCCAGAGTACCTGGTACAGATTTGGGAACTCCCTCCAGAGTTTATCCGCCACCAACAGGAGATGTATATGGAAATGTACCAGGTTCCGATTTAGGACCTCCTGATCGGGTTTACCCTGTGACGACTGGAGATGTCTATGACACATCACCTGGAACTGCTTTAGGTCCACCAGACAGGGTTTATCCAGCTCCTGGCGGAGACGTTTATACCAATGTTCCTGGTTCAGATCTTGGCGTACCAGATCGTGTCTACCCAAATCCGGTCGGAGACGTGTATGATCGTGTTCCCGGATCAGACCTAGGTGCCCCCGATCGGGTCTACCCGATCCCAGGGGGTGACGTGTATGATCGTGTTCCTGGATCAGACCTAGGTGCCCCCGATCGGGTGTACCCGATCCCGGGCGGAGACGCGTACGAGAATGTTCCGGGATCAGACCTAGGTGCCCCCGATCGGGTGTACCCGATCCCGGGCGGAGACGCGTACGAGAATGTTCCGGGGCGCGATTTGGGAGTACCTGATCGGGTTTACCCCTCCGATCCAATCGGAGACATTTATTCGGGGGTACCAGGACCAGATTTGGGTGTTCCTGATCGGGTCTATCCTATAACCCGTGGCGATGTGTACACCGAAGATTCTATTTTTGGAACACTACCCAGAGAACAAGTTTATACCCCAAGTACTCTGGCAAACGTGGCAGGAGAACTCAGGTCCAGAGAAAATTCATTCACAGAACCACCCAAATCTGTTTATGAACCGGTTGTATTTAAACCACCCCAGGGAGGTCTTGGTGATGTTTATCCTCCAACCGTTGGTGATTTCATTATAGAGCCTCCGCTAAATTTAGGTAACATGAAACCCCCTAGCAAATTCAATCCTAGTTTAGGAACATTCAATCCTACCGAAGAGATAGAAGACGAACAGTAATGGCAAATCCGCGTTTTTATTTAGGACAGGTCGTCGATATCAACGATCCAAACAAATCAGGCAGAGCCAGAATAAGGGTTTTTGGTCTCTTTGATGGACTAGAACAAGAAGATATTCCATGGGCTAGCCAATTAAGTGGTCTTTCTTTTGGAAAAGGTGGGGCTGGAACCATTTCTATTCCAAAAATGGGAGCAATCGTGGTGGTCCAGTTCGACGGACAGAATTACTACAAAATGAACTATTACGCGGAGAAGGACTATTCCGAGGACATGTTGGCCGAGATAGCAGATTCCTATGAGGGAGCACAGGTCATCATGTACGATACGGAAGCCGAGCCTGGTCCCTTGACTTTATTTTACACGAAAAAGAAAGGTGCTGTTTTCTCTTTGGGCAACGCCAAAATCCAATTTGATACACAGGATGGGGGTCAGCTCAGAGTGGTCATCGAAATGGGTCAAGATCAAATTAGAATGGAAAATAACAAGGTGATCATTAACTCCAATAACATCGAACTGGGCGAAGCTGCCATCGAGGCAGTGATCAAAGGTAATACTTTCCAAACCTACTTTAATTCACACACCCATATTGGTAATTTGGGTGCACCCACCTCTTCCCCAGTCGTACCTTCCACTCCTAATCATTTGTCTACGGTCAGCAAAACCAGATAATTATGTCAATTCCAAAATGTTTGAAAGATAATCAGATTGCGAATTTTGTTGAAAATGTTAATCAAACTGCAGACAAAATCTTAGGTGAAAGTAAATTCAAAATACCAAACCCGGCACTACCCGGTCTTGGTTTATTAATAAAGTTACAAATAAGAATATTTGAAAAATCAATTCTGTTTATTTTTCTACCAATTATACAAGGAAAGGAAGTAGTGACAAATGCTTTCAAAACTTTTCGAGTTTTAAAAAACATCAGGAAAGGTTTAAATCAAATTATAGATACAGTAAGAAATCCAATTCAAGAACTTCTTAATCAAGCTATTAATGACCCGTTGGCAGAGGAATTTCCATTTCCGGTATTTTTTCGGTATGGAATAAACCCCCGGGGTAACATACAGAGTTTAATCGATGAAATAGATAGGGCTGGTACCGATGTCAGCTCTGAAAATTTACTGTTGAATTACAAAATAGAATTCAATTCTATTTTAGATCCAACCCCTGGATTGATCACATCCCCAAATGATTCCCCAAACAATTTACGACAGATGAAAGTTAATTTCACGAGTGAAGCTGGGGAAACAGATTCCCCTTTGGTTTTTTTGAAACCTGGTGATTATTTTTCTCTTGATTTCCAAAACTCCACAAACACTTATCGTGTTTCCTCTATCGATTTACAAAACAATTTTGTTGAGCTTTTTTTTCAAATACAGGCAGCTTCTAATTCTGGTTCTGGGATAACAGAAGAAAAAGTTTTCTCTCCTGGATTTTCTTCGGCATCTCTTAGAATTTCAAGAAAAATTACGCTGAGACAATTTTTAACAGAAGGGGGTTTTTTATTAATTCCATTTTCTGCTTTAGGAATTGATCTTCCAATTTCTTTAGAATTAGGTAATTTCGATCGATTGAAAGAAAACAATCCAACTTACAAATTCGTGAAGGGATTGGAGGCTATATCCAATTTGAATTTTTCAAAAGTTTTAGGCGATATGATCGATGGGATTTTTCCGGTTATCGATTGGGAAGAAATTCAGAAAGATGTTAGATTTAGAAGTACAAAAGAGGTTGCAAAGTTAGAAATAGTAAATTTGGCTCGTTTCCTCCAAATTGGAATCGAAAATCCTTTCTTTTTAATCAAAATCATTTTAAATTATTTGAAGCTTCTTCTCCTGCCAATACAGGTAGTTGTTTCTATATTTGAAACAATACTTTCACAAATTCGTTCTCCGGTAGGTCTAATCAGAACTGTGTTTCGAATTATTGCCAGCCCATTGAGATTTTTATGCGACATTATTTCTGATGCTTTTTTAAAATTCCTGAGAGGATATTTAGAACCCCCCTTGGCCCCATTGATTCCTTGGAACGATCTAGTGCAAGATCCTGATGCTCAAGGTAGGGGGTTGAAACCCCTATTTTCCGATTTGATTTGTGGATCTTTCAAAAGAAAATTAGGAAATTATAAACCTAATTCTAATTTTTTTGTTCGGGAGTCATCCAAATTAAAAACACCGACGGGAGAAAATCCAATCGTTCAATTAAGTTATAATTTAACACAAAATCTCATTCCTGATCTAGGCGAGGTAAGTTTGTCATCTCCTATATTGATTCAAAATTCCTCAATGAGATTCAGCACAATTACAGACACTGTTGAAAATGGTCTTGCTTATTTGGCTTCTCTTCAATACGGAGACACCTTTTATCTCAGTTCTGGTAATCAATTTCAAAATTTTAGGGTAACCGGGAAGAGACTTCTTCAGGAAAAAAATGGAAATTATTTCGAATATTTAGTACAACCGGTAGATGTGGCCGAAGTGTATCCCACACAGGAAGATCAACAACTTCAATCTTCCTACAATGGGATAGTCTCCGAACAATTTAAAGCATCGATCAGTATAAACAATCCAAATAAAACTTTTTTGTTTATTTTGGAAAAATATTTGCCTCTGAAGGCCATAGCCGCATGGGAAAGCATCAAAGGAATTTTTGCTATTGTAGTTGCTATCGCTGCAGAAATTCCATCTATTCTTCCCATTTGTTTTTCATGTATATTTTCTGGCGGAAATAAAAGCAATCCTGAAACATCATCATCCCTAACACAAGGCGGGATTTCAGATTACATTGAAGGATTCATTAAATCTTTAGACATCGAATTAGATCCAACCAAATTTGACTGGGGAGAATATGATTCAGGAGAAGCAAGAGAAGTTTCACAGGAATTTTTCAGGGATATCCAAGAAAGAGAAATATATCCAGGGAGTGGAGGTGGATCTGAAAAAACACCAAACACGGAAGGTGGAATTCAAGAACTTTTTATAGAATTACAAAAAGCCAGGGCAGCAGAAGGTAAACCTACCGTAATAAGAAGACAAGATCTTCCTTCACAGGTCCAGAAAAATTTCAGATGGGATTCCTTGACGTTGAACCAAATTGGGGAGAATTTGAAAGTTTTGTCTAGAGTTGCCTTTGAGCTTTCCTTCAGGGCAACAGATAAAAGTCAAAGCGAATTGGTTTCAAAGTCAATACCAATCACAGTTTGGGCTTTAACAGAAGATGGAGAAGGAGAATTCAAAATAATTAACAATGGTCAACTTTTTCAATCGTTCGTAGATTACTCTTTTTTCAAATTATATTTTGATACACCTTCTAAAGAAGAAAAAAACCCGATCAGAACCACAGAATATAGATTTCGAGCTTCTGATGTTCGATATTACGTTCATCTGAATTTCAGATTTGCGAAAGAATATTTGTTACCTTCACTCAAAAGTTAAACCCTAATTTGAGTTTGGATGTTGGTTTTGAAAAGATATATAGATCGTCTTTTTAAACCAAAAAAAATGAAATCATCCAAAAAAATTTCCGTAGAGACTTCTAGTTTCAACTGGGACATTCCCAACAACTTCACGGTGAATACAAAATTCAAAACCGCCGAGAAGACCAAAGTTTACTGTCATGAAAGTTATGCTTTGGAATTGTATAATCTAATGACTGGCAATTTGAGCGGCATTAGAACTTCGAAGGATTTATCCGCCGGGGGATCTTATTCGTGTGTTATTTCTGCTTCTGATTCCACCCACGCCTTGGCTCAAACAGATTCTGGACAGACGATTTATATCGATCTAAAAAAAGAATCTAAAGATGCTGCCAGACTTGGTCTAATAGATGCCATCAACTTTGAAGTTGGCTCCGAAATTAAAGCAGCAGTTCGACAAATTTCTGGAACTTATTTTGGTTCTGTTGTAGATTGTTACATTCAAAATCTAAAGGCTGAATTTTTCGATCAAATCAAAAAGCAAAGCCTGGCCTACGAGGCAAGGGTAAAATCCATCAATAAAGGTGGATATCTTGTTGATGTTAATGGAATTGAGTGTTTTCTTCCTGGATCTTTGGCAGCGGCTAATAAGATTACCGATTTTGATTCCTACATCGGAAAGAAATTTTATGTCATGATCGATGGTTATGTTGCTGCCAAAGACATCTTTGTTGTTTCTTACAAGAAGTATTTACACAAAATCATGGATCACAAAATCCAGGAATTAGATTTAACCAAAAAATACAAAGGTCACGTAACTGGAACTTCTGCCTTTGGTGTATTTGTAGAATGGGAGGAAATTTTCACCGGGCTAATTCACAAAACAGAATTTGAAAATCAAGTCATCGAAGGATTCAATCCTGGTGATGAAATCGAATTTTACATCAAGGAAATTAAGGACGACAATCGTCTTACCTTAACTTTCGGTGAACCATTGGAGAAAAATAAGTGGATGTACGAATTGAAGAAGGCTGTGGAAGATGGAACTTCAGAACCTATGGATGCCACTGTCAAACACAAAAGGAAAAATGGTGCCCTAATCGAAATTGGGGATTCGGGTCAGATGGCTCTCGTGCCACAGGAAAAACTTGGAAAGAATTCCAAAAATCTTCAGGCGGGAGACACCATCCGGGTTCAGATTTATCAGGTAGATCCATTGGCCGGAAAAATATTCGCCAGTCAGGTATAATGAATTCACACTTCGACAAATACCAGGCCCTATCATCATCCGTTCTAGGATTTGAATTTGAATTCTTTTCCGAAATGGTGAGGGGCCGAATTGTCGAATCACTTTCTAAGATGCTTGGGAAAAAAGTGGTTTTGTCCGACAAATACCATTCCAAAATTCCGGTTTCCGCCGACAGCTTCAAGTTGGAACCGGACTATTCTGGTGGAAGCAAGATGAACGAATTGATCACTGGTCCTATGCCATATGGAGAAGCAATTCCAGTTTTAATCAAAGTTTTAAAATGGATTGAGGCAAACGGATGGACAACAGATCGGTGTGCTTTTCAATTTTCAATTTCTTTTGATCCTCACGACAGAAAATTGGAAAAAATGGAACGTTTGGATCGGATGAAATTCATTTTGGGAATCGATGAAGGAATCGTTTATTCGTCATTCGGAAATCGAACCAATAATGTTTATGCCAAATCTCTAAAGAAGATCGTACCGGTGAACAAATTTTCGATTTTAGAAAATATAACCACCATCGATCCGAGGCTATTTAAGCTACCTGGGGAAAAATACTACGGGGCAAACTTCACCAAGTTACAGGATGGATATGTTGAGATACGCTATTTAGGAGGAAAGGATTACCAAAAGAAAATCAATCCCATTTTAGAAGTTACAGATTATGTTACTTTGCTGTTACATGATATTCTTTCTGGAAAAAAAGTTTATGAAAAAGAGGATGTTCAAAAATTACAGGAGATGATGAGACAGCACACGAAGGTCGTGAGAAGTTTTTCGAATCCAGATTCATTCTTTATGAACTATCCAGATTTTCACGTGTTGGTTGATTTAAAGGGTTACGAGGAAAATATCAAAACTTATTGGTCACATATTCGGGAAAAGATTTTTGATCTAATTGTCGAAGGTGGAATACAGGCATGTTTTTTCAATTATGACACCTCCATTGGAAGATTTCAAATCAAGGATGCCAAAAGCAAAAATGGATTGATTTTAAAGGACGTAGACATTTTCGACAGTGTGGTGAAAAATGGAAAATTGGAGAACTGTAATTTATATGGAACACAGGTAAAAAATTCGGAGCTTTACGATTGTAAGTTAGTTTTCGGTAACAAGTTGTTCGACAGCAAATTTCAAAACTCAATAGCAGATTATGGGAATTTGCTAGAAAATTGTTATATTGATTGTCCACAACAGATGGTTGACTGTGAGGTCAAAGGCGGCGTATTGAGAAAGGCGGATCTAGGGAGAAACTCCCTCATTTCCGAACAGACCGAGAAAGTCAAAGATTTCAACGAAATTCGTACCACACGTTTTATAGCGGATTCTAGGTTGAAAAATTTGAACGATCCGATTACCAAGATCAAATTCAAAAATATCAATTACTAACATGACTTTAGAAGAATTGGTTCAGGAAATCAAAGATGATTTATCCGCCAGCTGCGCCCTTCCTTATAACCTAAACGATCAAGAAATCATCAGGATCATCACCAGGGCAAAGGCGTGGATGTACGATAACTACCAGTATGCTGTGGAAAAAAGGTACTTCGTTCTGGGTGGAGCTTTTTTCCAAACGCCACAATTCAGAAACACCCGTCAGGTTCAGCTTCCGGATAAAATCGTAACTGTGTTTGACGTCAGAGAAACTAACGGTAACGGTATTTCTGGGAATCCGGACAGAGACTTCGGTGATTCGAAATTGATCGGATCTGAACTTCTTCTTTCCCCGTTTACTGGAGATAATCTTGTGTACAGAACAGTTATGTATTCTTATTTTGACCTGGCCCAGGCATATATTTTACCAACATATGCCTTTAGCTGGAACAAAAACACGAAGAAGTTAACAATCCTAGGTAGGGATCCAGTGAGACCAGCAACTCAGTCAACTACCCAAAATGAAAACGGTTACAATTTGACCCAAGCGGTGGTTGTAAGTTGTTACGTAGCGATTGAAGACTATGAATTGTATAACGACGAATTATTTATTAGATATTGTTTTGCCAAAGCTAAACAATCTTTGGTTAAGGTTCTTAGCGCTTTTGATTATAACCTTCCGGGTGGGGTTAGAGTTAACACCTCGACTTTGAGTCAAGAGGCTTCAACAGAGCTACAAGAGGTAATGGCCATGATAAATGGGGAAAATACTCCATCTTATTTTTTACAGTGGAATTGAAAAATATACACCAAATTGTCATATATATGTCAATTAATTTTGTTGTATGGAAATTCTTCAAAAAATCGAATCTTGGAGGGGCAAGCCCGGACAAGCTTTTGGCTCTTATCTTTTTTCGATAAAGTCCAATTCCATTTATGTCTCCGATTTGGAATCGTTGACTAGCTTTTTAGATTCATATTATCCCAAGGAATCTATTTCTATCCAGCAGAGATTTTATCATGTTTGGTTCGATTTCTATGAAATAGAAACTTGTTTTCATTGTGGATCTCCTAGAAAATTTGCTTCTATACCTAAGTTTTCTATAGATCGTTATGGTGAAAAACCAACTAATCCCGTGAATTACTACAAAACATGTATGTCAGAAAATTGTTTAAAGGAACACAACAAAATTTCGACCTTTCAAAGTTTGTTAAAAAAATATGGGACTAGCAATCCTATGTTAGTACCTGGAGCGATGGATAAATTGAAAGAAAGCAACAGAAAAAAATATGGAACTGAATTTTTCACTTCTACGGAAGAATTCAAATCGAAAACTAAAAAAACTTTTCAAAAAAAATATGGTGGACATCCAACAAGTTTGAAAGAAACACAAGACAAAAAAAGAAAAACCAATTTGGAAAAATATGGATATCAGAATGCCTTGGATAATCCAGGGATTAAACAAAAATCGAAAGAAACCAACAAACAAAAATATGGAGGTAATTCGAGTATGTGTTCAAACGAGATAAAAGAAAAATCGAAAGAAACTAACCGTAAAAAACATGGTGTTGATTGGTACGTTCAAAGTGATGAATTTAAAATTAAATTCAAAGAGACCATGATGAAAAAATATGGAGTTGAACAGGTTATGCACTACACACCTTCTTTTGAAAAATCTTTGGATACATCTTTTAAGAAAAAATTATTTGTATTTCCTTCTGGTAGAATCGAGAAAATTCAAGGATATGAAGGTTTTGCCTTGAATGAATTGATCAGTTCGAATTATTCAGAGGGAGATATTACAGTCAACAATAAAGAAATTGAAATTTATACCGGAAAAATTTGGTACCTGGATTCTGAACAAAAAAAGAGAAAATACTACCCAGATATTTATTTGAGATCTGAAAATAAAATAATTGAAGTCAAAAAGACTGATTATACATACGATGCTGGATATACTATAAACATCAGAAAGAAAAAAGCCTGTATCGATCTTGGATTTTTATTCGAATTTTGGATTTATGACGAAAGAGGCAACAAAAAAATAAAGTAACAAATTTTTTTACCTTCTTGCTTCAGCCGGATATATAACGGGAAAGCAATTTCCCGATGATAGAAATTTACAACAGAGAACCCGGAGATCCCAACTACAAATCCGATGTTTTAGAAACTACGGACCCGATCGAAATTTGCATCGGTCAGCTCAAAATGTTGTTAATTACAATCAAGGGAGAGGTTCTTGGAGATCCATCATTTGGCCTTAGTTTAGAGGAGCTGGTTTTTAGCCAGGAACTTTCTCAGAAATCTTTGACGGACGAGATCAATTTGCAACTTAGAAATTACGTTCCTATGTTCTTCCAACTGAACGGGTATTTTGACGTTAAATTTTATGTTGGAACAGAAAGAGATGTAGTTCTTTTTGATTTTTACATCCCGAGCTATGGAGGCAAAAGTCCTCTTGTTACTCTTAAATTAACTTGAATATATGGCCACTAATATTTTTCAGAAAAATAATATTCTAATTCGCGGTCTTTTAAATGACACATATAATTTTCTTCAGCTTACCTACAATCAAACCCGAAATGTATTTACTGTAGCGTCCGCCTGGGGGCAAATACTTTTCGTGTTAGAAAACATCTCCCAATTGATTTTGTATTTCATAGAAGATTCTATTACCGAATTAAACATTCTCCAGGCAAGCAGAGATTACTCCATCAAAAGTTTGGCCAGAATAGCAGGATATGATCCAGCCAGAGGAATGGCAGCACAGGGAGAAGTTGCAGTCACATGGAACTCAAGACAATCGGATGTTGGTGGAGGAGCAGTAATTTTGTCAGAAAAACCTAAAATTCAATGTGAACAAAATGGAATGATTTACACATTGATTCTTAATGGGCCTTCGGTTAAGGTTCCTCTCAATAGGGGTGCAACATTCAATTTTAAGGTTGTACAGGGCTCTTTTCAAACATCAACTTTCACTGGAACGGGAGCTGCTTTGCAAAGCTATAATGTTGTTTCTAAATCTGGAACTTTGATTGACCAGTTTTATGTTGATATTTCTATCAATGATGTTCCTTGGAAAAAGTACTTCTCTCTTTATGATATTCCGTTGAACGGAAGGGGATATTTGGTTAAATCTGGAATTTCCGAAGGAATAGATATTTACTTCGGCAACGGAAACTTTGGCCAACCTCCTCTGAGAGGATCAATCATCAAAGTAGATTATCTTCAGACAAGCGGATTCAGCGGAAACATAGCCGCCAGAAAAGATGCACAATTGACCTATAGATTCATGGACACGGGCACTGATTTGTTTGGAAAAGAGGTTAACTTAAACGATTATCTTACCATAATTGGAGTTTTGGATCCTTCTTTCGGTGGTGATCCTGAGCCAATTCAGTTAACTAGACTTGTTGCACCTAAAACTTCTCGTGCTTATGTTTTTGCAAATTCTGAGAATTATGAGATTTATCTTCAGAGATTCAATATTTTTTCTCAAATACATGCTTTTACGACTTTTGGCGATGACATTTTGAATGACGATAACGTTATTTATCTTTTTCTTGTTCCTGATGTAACAATAAATATTCTCAGCGGACAGGATTACTTTGATGTACCAGCAGAAAATTTTGTTTTAACTACAGCACAAAAACTATCTATATATAATGTAATAGAGGATTCTGGACAAATGATAGCAACCACTGTTGTTAAAATTTTGGATCCAACAATTCAAAATTTTGTCGGAAATCTCGTTTTATCTGTATTTGAAGGATATGATCCTGAAATTATTAAAGATAAAGCGAGAAGTTCTATCTCCGAGTACTTTCTGAATTTGAAAAGAAGAGATAAAATACCAAAATCTGATATAATTGCAATTGTTGAGGCAATTGATGGGGTAGATTCCGTTTCTTTTTATTTTGTGGGGCAAGCCAACGAGGCATATCATAAAACTGTAGACAATTTACCAAACGCAAGTGCTGCACAGCTCAATAAGCAGATTGGATTGGATGAATTTGGAGATATACTTATCAATAATGGAGAATTGATTCTAATTAGGGGAGGATGGTCCGATAGATATGGAACCTATTATGAAGTTGGGATCGTTCCAGGAAAACCATCTGCTTTGAATATAACAATTTCTTCTTTTGTACCAAAAACTTTGAATAATCAATTGAATTCAGAGCAAAGAGCAAAAATTATAGCCCAAAACAAATAGAATTATGGCACAAGATTTTTCTCCTAATTTTCCACAAAACACGGTTAATTCCTACACAGTTGGTGGTGTGAAATTTAATTCAACAACACCTTCTTTCGAAACGAATATGGACTTATATCTAACTCCAGAACAAGCCCAGATAAGGTCTTACAATTTGGGATGTAGCGGTTATCGTTCAGCAATTACAAATTCCATAGGTCAATTCCAATATGCACCTTGTTCTTCTTTTTCTACATATCAAACAATTATGACACAGATGACTCCTTCTAATAATCCACGTAGATGGTATGCTTTCGACCCTACTGAAAATATAAAAGACGTTCAAAATTCAATTAATAATTTTGGGTATGAAGGATTTCAATATAAGAACCAAATTTTTGAAAGAACTATGTCCAATCTTATGTTCATAGATCCAACAAAAAATTTGATTTTGGAAAAATTTCAGAAGGTAGTTTTTGCCTTGATTGAAAGCGTGAAACAAATCCGAAATTACTTCAATTACACCGTTCCTTTCAACAACAGAAGAGTTTTTTAAATTATGAACGGACAAGACTTAAAATTTTTTAATAAAAGAGGAAAGCCACTGAATTTAGAATATGTGGAACCTTCTGCTTCTGGACCACTGACCGCAACTTTCAATTATTTGTCCGATCCAACAACGACTACACCTACGAATGGGTTCATGTCTTTGTTAAATTTGAGTTCTAATCTAATTTACCTTAATTCAACAGATCAAAGTGGATTTTCAATTGTACCTTGGTTTAATTCGATTGTCACTGCTTTAGCACAAGGAACGAAAGTGATTGTTACTTTCAAATACTATCCCGCACAAACATTAGTTTGTGTTATTTCTTCTGCTTCTATTTCGAGTGGGGTTATCACATTAACATCATCACAAACTTTGGGTTCTCCTTTTATTTCTGGTGGAACCCCGGTTTATTGTGAAACTAAATATGAAAATTTATCTGGTGGTTATTATCGAGGATTTCTATTATTTGACGAAGTTTCTGCGGGTCTTTATGAAAATGAACAGCTGTTTATTGTTCAACAATTCAAAGATACTTCTTCGGGACAGATTTTTCTCGGATTTCCTCATACTGGAGCAACCGGATCTTCGAATTCTCCTCTGTGGAGAACCAGATGGGAAAATTCAACCTATGGAAATGTGAACGTTGAAGAAATTATTTTCACCTACCAAATTGTTGAAAATGATCCCGATTTGAACGGATTTCCCTCCATATTGAATTTCCAAAATATAGCTTTACCGATTATTCAGAATTCATCTGACACCTATGTTAATGGTTATATTCAAACCCCAGAATCCCAAACTCCATCCCGTGCTTTGCAAATCAATGTTGGATTAAATTCTGGCGAAGTTGCATCGAATGTCTATGAGAGAAAGTTGATTTTAGAAGACATTACTTATGGTATAGATTCTCCTTATAAAATTGCAGAGATCTTATTTTATGGACAAATCATAGGTGAAGATTCAAGACTAGACGTTCTAACCCAAAATTTAGGAAGAGCTTTCTTTGGAACAGATTCTGTTATTCTAAGAAATCACGACCCAAATAATATCCTACCTAACTACGTTGAAATCAACGAAAAAAGAAAAGAGTTGATGGTTGCGGGGGAAGATATTTTCCCATATATTGGAAGCTATAAGGGACTCATAGGAGCCTTAAAATTCTTCGGGTATCAAGATCTTCGAATCAAAGAATACTGGCTCAATTTAAATTTTGAAAAGATAAAACTTCAGCCACTTCAGCAAAATAAAGATTTTTTAGATAATTATGGAAATACTCCATTTCCAAATCAGCAGTCCCTTATTGCAGATGTTTTTGACAATCAAAACAACGGAAAGTACAGATTGATCCAAACTTACGGACCTAACGAGGAGGGAGAGTATGTACTCGATATCTCCGGTGAAGAAACACTCGTTCCCAGCAGAACTTACAAGAAAACTGCTTTGTTTGGGCTGTATTACGACATAGTGAGAATGAATGGAGATGTAGATCCATATGGATATCCCATTACCCAAGAAACTTTTGCATTTACCCAAGAAGAAGTTCTTCTCAAACTTTTTGCCTTGATGCAAAGACTAAAAGAATCTTACCTTCCCTCCAATGCCAGAATTGTAGACATCACGGGAGAAGGAATTTATTTTAACATTTATAACACAAAGGAATGGACAGATTTTCTGGATCGAAGCGACGTTGATTCTGGAAATAATTTCGATTTTTTTCCAAATCCAGACTTTGGTTTTATAGAAGATCTTAGAGCATTCGGAATGAGACAAGATCCTTATGGAATACAAGCCCCAATGAACTATAACGATGTTATTGACATCGATGTGACGGTGGCAGGACCTTCTGGAAATGTTTTTAGATTTTCTGAATCAACCGGAATACAGACATCCACATTTCAGGCGCCAGGAGATAACCCCACACTAAATTTAAATTTAGGTAAAACCTACAATTTTAATTTATTGACCCCGGGTTATGATTTCATTTTAACAACACAATCCAATTTGACCCTTGGCAATCCTTTGGGTGTTGTAAATAACGGTGCATCTGGAGGAACGGTAACAATTGAGGTAAACCCGCAGGAACAAACCACCTTATTTTATTATTCTTCTGTCAATACCTCTTTATTGAATGGTCAAATCACTTTGAGTCCTTCTCCCATTTCAGATTTTGGAAATACAGTCCCACCCCTATTTAATAACCAAAATTACTCTAGTAGTCAAAATTCTTCGATGCAAACAGCAATTGCCAATTTTTACTACTTCAAAGAAAACGGTGAGCTTAAATTTCTAGGAGACTCTAACCAAGATCCAATACAATTTGTTGACCCTAACGTGGGTGGTCCATATGTAAATCCAATTGGAATGCCTTTGATTTTAGAATTGGATGTCGATAAATGGCTGTGGGATGAGATGGGTCAAAGTTGGGATTCGATGAGACTTCCTAATTTCGAGGTTGGTCAGACGGTTAATGTTAAAACATTTCAGGAGCCAGGAGCTTCTGGAGCAACGGGGGGGGGAAGCGCAGTTGTCGAATCGATTGATTATGTTTTACAAACCTGTGATCTTACTTTGCTTCCTTCTTTGGTTTTATTTCCGGACATGCCTTTTGCATATTTGACGTCTATCGAAGAAGAATACCAGCTGTTGACCTGGCAAAATATAGATTTTTC